TTCCTACTCAAGATGGTTCATCACCATTTAAAGAAGCTTGGTATCATGAAATCCAAGTTGGTGGCCAATGGCAAAAGTTCTATGACCCAGGAAAAAATGACAACGAACGTTCACCTTTGAATGAGGTTTACGAAGAGTTGATGTCAACAGGTAAAGAATCTGACAAAGAATTGGCGAAACAATATAAGTCTCGTAAATTCTATATCGTAAAAGTAATTGATAGAGACCACGAAGAAGATGGTCCAAAGTTTTGGAGATTTAAACACAACTATAAGAATGATGGTATCTTGGATAAAATCATTCCAATTTGGAGAAACAAAGGTGACATCACTGACCCTGAAAAAGGTCGTGACCTTATCATCGAGTTGACCAAATCTAAAACACCAGCAGGTAAGGAGTATACAAGTGTATCTACAATTATGTATGATGACCCAACTCCTGTTCATGAAGAAAAAGAACAAGCAAATGCTTGGGTTAACGACGAGTTAAGTTGGACAGATGTTTATTCTAAAAAACCTGTAGAATACCTTGAGGCTATCGCTCGTGGAGAGACTCCAAAATGGGATAGTGAAAAAGGTGGATATGTTTATGGTGACTCATCAGTTGAAACAACAACAGTTGGTGGAAGTAAACCTAAAGAAAAGGTTGCTGACCCACAGGCAGATGCGGAGGTAGATACTGATTTACCATTCTAATTTTATAACCAAGGGTGGTGAAAGCCACCCTTATTTTTTTTTCATATGACATTCAAAGAAGAAATTGAAATACAATCGAGAGATAATAAAGTATTGTCTTACGAGATATTAAGTCAATTAAAAGATAAAAATTACTTCTCAGGTAGAAGTAAACAAGTTGGTGATACCGTTCTCTTTGGTATGTTGAAAGAAGAGGATGAAGATGGGGAATTACACATTAGATTAGTGACTTTCCACGAAGAGGAAATTGGCACGTTATATGAAGAAGATAGTATCTTCTACAAAAGACCGAAAGAAAACAAATTACCAAACATTAAAAGAATAGAAAATGGCAATCAAGAAGAACAACTTTAATAAAGTTAAAGAGAAGTTTTCAACTTCAGCAAAATATAAGCCTCAAAGATTTCTTGACTTAGGTGGAGATTTCTTAGATGCTGTGGGTCTTCCTGGACCAGCAATCGGACACTTGAATATGTTCTTGGGTCACTCAGATACAGGTAAAACAACTGCGGCAATTAAGGCGGCTGTTGATTGTCAGAAGAAAAAGATATTACCTGTGTTCATCATCACAGAACAAAAGTGGTCCTTTGACCACGCAAAACTAATGGGTTTTGAATGTGAGGAAGTGGTCGATGAAGAAACAGGTGAAATGGATTGGGGTGGATTTTTCATCTTCAACAATAACTTCAGTTATATTGAACAAATTACTGACTACATCAACTCATTGTTGGATGCTCAGGAAAAGGGTGAATTAGACTATGAAGATGAAGATGGACCACAATCACCAAGCTTATGTTTTATATGGGATTCCGTGGGTTCTGTGCCGTGTAAGATGACCTTCGATGGTAAAGGTGGTAAACAACATAACGCCTCTGTATTATCAGACAAAATTGGTATGGGTATCAACCAAAGAATTTCAGGTTCAAGAAAGGCAGATTCTAAATGGGAAAACACTTTGATAATTATCAACCAACCTTGGGTTGAATTACCTGACAATCCATTCGGTCAACCAAAGATTATGGCTAAAGGTGGAAATGCAGTTTGGTTAAATTCATCATTAGTGTTCTTATTTGGTAATCAAAAAGGTGCGGGAACAACAAAGATTACCGCGACCAAAGACAAACGTTCTGTAAAATTTGCGGTTAGAAGTAAGGTATCTGTGTTGAAAAATCATATTAACGGATTAGGATTTGATGACGGTAGAATTATCGTTACCCCACACGGGTTCTTAGCTGGAAAAGAAGCTTCCGAAGAAAAGGCTTCGATTGAAAAATACAAAAAGGAATACGCCGAATATTGGAAAGATATCATCGGAGCGGATGGTGATTTCGATTTGAAAGAAGAGAGAGAAGATTAGTAACCCTTTAAATAAACTATGTGTCTAAAACTTTATTAGTAGATGGTGATAACCTTTTTAAGATTGGGTTTCACGGTGTTAAAGAACTTTATAATGATGGGGCTCACGTTGGTGGCGTTTATCATTTTATTAATACTCTTCGCAGATTCTTGGATGAACACAACCACGATAAAGTAGTTGTATTTTGGGACGGAGATTCCAATTCCTCAATTAGAAAAAGTATATATCCTCAATATAAGGGAAACCGAAGACAGGATATGAATGATTACAAATACGAGTCTTACTTGCAACAAAAGGCAAGAGTAAAGACGTATTTGGAGGAGGTATTCGTGCGACAGGTCGAGATGATGAATAACGAGGCTGACGACCTTATTGCCTACTATTGTAAAATTGCAACACAAGAAAACATTATTATATTCTCGGCGGACAAAGACCTTACCCAACTCATTTCCGAACGTGTAACAATTTATTCCCCAGTTCACAAACAATATTTCAAAAACGGTGACAAGATTTCTATTAACAAGGTGGACATTCCTCATCAGAATGTAACCGTGTGTAAAATCTTTACGGGAGATAAATCAGATAACATTGAAGGTATTGAGGGACTTGGTGAAAAAACCCTTGTCAAATTATTTCCACAAATGCAGGAAAAATCGTGCACTGTCGAAGAATTATTGGATATTGCACGAAATATCCCGCAAAAGAAACCTATCAAAAGTTTATCAAATATTTTGACTGGCAGAACAAAAAGTGGTATACTTGGGGAAGAGTTTTATACTACAAACTCTAAAATAGTTGACCTTACCAATCCGTTAATTACGGACGAAGGAAAACAACTTGTAGAACAAATCCACACCGATACAATTGACCCCACCGATAGAGGATATAAGAATTTAATGAGACTGATGATGGAAGACGGTCTTTTTAATTACCTACCCAAAAATGATGAGGCTTGGGTAAACTTCCTAAAACCATTCATGAAATTAACTAGAAAAGAAAAACGAAACACAAACAAAAATTAAAACTATGAAAGAACAAGACAGCACGAAAATGGAATTTTTGCTAACCTTGAATGACAACATTGTTGTCCAAAGATTCTTTAATGTAAGGGGGTATAACCCTAAGGCAAAAAACTCTGTGGAGTTTTATGAATACATTAGAGGACTGAGAGAAGACCTTGAGTATTATCTTAAGATGAAGACTGTTGTCTACATGATGGATAACAAAGAGTCTATCATTCACGACCCAAAGATTATGGAGACTTCATTTACTGAAGGTCCTGAGATTTTCAACATTTATGTTAAGGTTGGGGAACAGACAATTTGTCAGAGAATTTTTGACGGAAAAAAGTTTCCACCAAAAGTTCGTTATACGGTTGACGTAAGACCATTTTTGAAAGATGTCCTTCGTGAATTGACTGACATTTTTTCAAATCCTGAATTAAGTTACCAATATTTGGAATTTGATTTGAGTAAGTAAGTATTTAATAATATAGAGGGGTAAGTTTCAATTTATGAATAAAAATTTCGATTATTTAGGCAATCAGTTTCAGTTACAGTTATTAAACCAAATTATAGAAGATAAGGACTTTTCATCGTCTATCATGGATGTAATTGAATCTTCGTATTTCGATAACAAGTATTTCAAAATCATCATTCAGATGATAAAAGAATACTTCTCAAAATATGAGTCTACCCCGAACTTCGATACATTAGAACAGATTGTAAAATCTGAGGTATCACAAGAACTTGTAGCAAAGATTGTGTTGGACACAATCAAACAAGTAAAAGAAGCTCCGTTTGAAGGGACTGTGTTTGTTCAGGAAAAGGCTTTGAAGTTTTGTAAACAACAAGAACTTCAGAAAGCTATGGACAGAGCACAGAAGATTATCACCGAAGGTGACTTTGAATCTTATGATAAGGTTGAAGGTTTGGTGAGAGACGCTCTTCAAGTTGGTCAGACTGACAAGGGGACTTCAGATATTTTTACAGGTCTTGATACTGTATTAGAAGAAGACTATCGTCATCCAATACCTATGGGTATTGCTGGAATTGACAAACTTCTCAAAGGTGGTTTGGCAAAAGGTGAGATTGGAGTTATCTTGGCACCGACAGGTGTGGGTAAGACAACAATACTTACCAAGATTGCAAACACCGCATTTAATTTGGGTTATAATGTTCTTCAGATATTCTTCGAAGACAACCCAAAGATTGTTCAAAGGAAACACTTCACAATATGGACTGGTATTGAACCTGATAATCTAGCTAATCACAAAGAAGAGGTAATGTCTAAGATAACTGAGATTCAAGAGACAATGAAAAACAAATTGGTTCTCAAGAAACTTGCTTCAGATACTATGACTATGAATCAAATCAAGAACCAAGTCAGAAAAATGATTGCTGATGGGACAAAGATTGATTTGATTCTATTGGATTATATTGATTGTGTTCTTCCTGAATCGAGTGCAAAAGATGAGTGGAAAGCCGAAGGTTCTGTAATGAGAGGGTTCGAAGCCATGTGTCACGAATTGAATCTTGTTGGATGGACCGCTACACAAGGTAATAGGTCTTCAATTTCGTCCGAAGTTGTTACGACTGACCAAATGGGTGGCTCAATTAAAAAGGCTCAGGTTGGTCACGTAATCATCACTGTTGCAAAAACACTTCAACAAAAGGAAATGAACTTGGCAACAATTGCAATCACCAAATCCCGTTTGGGTAAGGATGGAGTTGTTTTCGAAAACTGTAAATTCAACAATGAATTATTGGAGATTGATACTGAATCATCAGTAACTTTCTTAGGTTTCGAAGAACAACAAGAAGAAAGAAAAAGAGATAGAGTTAAGGAGCTTCTCGAGAAAAGAAAAGAAAGAGAAGCACAGCAAAAAACAACTTAATTAAATATCTACTTTTTTTGAAAAAAACTTATTTTTTTTTATTGAAACTAATGGTCGGTTATGTGCCGACCATATATTTATCTTTAAAATCAACGATTTTTTGATAAAAAAACACATTTAAAATTTTAACAATGGACATTTCAAACAGGATTTTATCGGAAATTACAGTGTATATGAAATACGCTAAGTATATTCCAGAACTAAAGAGAAGAGAGACATGGCAAGAACTTGTCACAAGAAACATGGATATGCACATTAAGCAGTATCCAGAAATCGAAAAGGAGATTAGAGAGAATTACATGTATGTTTACAGAAAGCAGGTATTACCTTCAATGAGGTCAATGCAGTTCGCAGGTAAACCAATTGAAATTTCACCTAACAGAATTTACAATTGTGCCTTTGCACCGATTGATGATTGGAGAGTATTCTCTGAAATCATGTTCTTACTTTTGGGTGGAACAGGTGTAGGTTATTCAGTTCAGAAACATCACGTTGATGTTTTACCTGAAATTAGAAAACCAA